CATGTCAATTCGCATGTTGCCAACCCTAAAGTCAGACAAGATCGCTCCATCAACCCGCATACGAACCTGCCGACCAGTAAATCTTACTGACGTTGGGTTTGCAGTTGTGAATGGCCCATGACTTGTTTCAGCGCCATTTGGGTAAAGCCGTGTCTTAAACGTGACGTTGACATCGCCTTGTGTTTTTTCATCGGGAATAAGCTCAGTAACACGCGCAACCTGATCTCCTGCGCCTATAGATATTGGCCCGCTTTCGGCAAAGATAGATGAGCTGTCTACGTTAAGGCCCACTTCATGCTCATATATATCACTGTCTGCGTTGTGACCCGCCATGAACGGATAACGGAAAACGCCGCGTTGAACGCCAGAGGTGCGAGACAGGTTTCCAATTAGCCAATGGCCCTCTTTGTAGTCGTAAGCAACGTAGCGGTCTATTTCAGTCGAATTTTCGCTGCAATAAAACCACCAAACTTCACCATACTGACCATTCGCAAATGACCAGACTTTAGATTGTTGCGCTGGGTTAAAGTCGCCAAACACATAATCAAACACATCGCAGGGTATTTCCTGAACGCTATTTCCGTCAAACCTAAAGAAACCGCGTTGGCCCATCCAGAACACACCCATATCAACGTCAGATGCAGCCTTGCGGGATATGGCCCCACATGATGTGCCGACACGCTCAAAGCCATACACATAAGGCGGCCCAAGGTATCGCGCTGTGTGGGCTGATGTATCCGTCAGGATAAGCGTTTGGCCTCGCGTTCTGATCCCCTGCATGATCTGCCCACTATCGGCAAGCTCAATATCACCGGCCTCGTTTGTAGCCGCTGGCGTCCATACCGTGTTGTTTTCACGATCACACCAAGAAATTTTGCGCGGGTTGTTGCCGCTACCCAAGGCAAAGATAAAACGCTCTTCTGTTACAACTAAGCCAAGATTACCCGTAGGGGCATTTGCAATCGGCGCTGCCTTAACTGCTGGGTTTAATTGCCACTCAAGCAAGCGCCCGTCATCTTTGTTGGCAGCAACAAGATATTCGCCCCAGTTGTCTATATTCCATTGCGTGGCTTCCTCTGGCACGGCGTTTGCGTTTTGCTGGATTGGCGTTCCATAGAAGCCATCGCCATAAAATCCGTAACCGTAACCCGTCTCAACTTCTGCGTCCTCACGGCCAGCCGTTAAATCTGTTGGGGCGATGTCATACACAGTGCCGCTGCCCGTCATGGCCTTCAGCTCGTTATATGAGCCGCCAGCAAAATACGCAGTGCCGTTATTTGCTTCCCACGTATGCATCCCGCGCACGACATTTGTGCAAAACGATGCTTTACGCTCTTGCCAGCCTCCGATAGGTCTAAGGCTGTTATCACGCCAGCGCACCAAGCTGCCATCACGCCAGCGGCCAGACTGCTCTAAGTCAGTGCCGTTTCGATAAAATCCGGCTGGGATGTCTAAAGGTACGAGTGTCATGTATTTACCTCGTAATAAGTTACGAATATAGCGCCGCCAGATCCTGCGCCAGTAGATCCTGCACCGCTTTCTGAAGCAGAACCGCCTGATCCCGCGCCGTAATTATTGCCAGCATCAGAAGCTCCCGCAGCACCGCTTGAGTGTTGAACCGCAGCGCCGCCTTGGAAAGTTACACTTACGTCAGAACCCCATTCTGAGGGCTTAGTGGGGGCCGCAGTAGTATCGCCCATAGCGTAGCCCGCTGCTGAAACTGTTATTCCATTCTGCCCACCAGAGCCTAAATCTGGGCTACCACCACCTGTAGCGCCACCGCCGTCACCGCCTATAGACAAACCTGGTCCATGACCGCCAGTGTAATTACTTTCTCCACCAGAACCAGAACCACCTTTGGACGCGGGGCAAATACCCCAATGGCTTGTAGTAGTGGTGCTAGAAGCCTCTCCTACAGGAAGAGTAGTCGTTACAGTTGCATCTATCGCGCCCTGCCTACCACCAAAACCCCTTGAGCCACCTGTAGCAGAAATAGTTGTACCAGTGCCATTAGGGTTAAACGAGGTGGTGCCACCGTTTCTCCCTGATATAACCGTTCCTATTCCTCCAGCATAAGATACGCCACTACCGCCAGCACCAATACTAATACTAGCAGAGGTTATAGCATGATCCTGCACAGAGTATCTGCGGAAAGCTGTACCTCCTGCACCCGCGCCTGATGCAACTTTTTCACGCTGACTGTCAGTGGAATGACCGCCGCCAGAACCCCCACCGCCAACAGCATATACGTTATACTGCACACACCCAGACTGTGCAGGTGTCCAAGAAGACCCACTCGCCTTGGTTTCTGTTGTGCCTTTTTTCTTTAATATACGATTTGCGCTTCGATAATTAGAAAACGCTAATGCACTACCTGAAGACGGCAAACTGTCTGGAACAGGATTAGAGCTACCGCTTAAATCACCGCTAAGAGAAACAGAACCAGACTGCCCATAATAATCACGCAACTCGCTCATAGATATTGCGCCGCTTGCGTGACCAAAATTGTCTATCGAGGTTATAGTCATTACGCACTACCAAATGCAGTTACATCATTCTCAACAGTCAACGCACCAGAGCTAGATAGCTTCAGCCTATCCGTTCCCTGATATGCAAATTTCAAATCGCTACCGGACTGAGTAATCGTCCAATCCCCCAAATCAACTGTCGTAACATTTGCAGTTGGAATGTTGGCCGTGCCAGTAAATGTGGGAGAGGCTGTCGGCGCTTTAGCATTTAATTGTGTCTGAATGTTGCTTGTAACGCCGTCCGTATAATTAAGCTCATCCGCTGACGCAGAAATCGCAGTGCCACCGACTTTCCAAGATCCAGCAGTCAAGTCTGGGGTGCTGGCGGTGTTGCCGTTTAGAACGTCAACAACGTCATCAAGCGCCGTGTTGACCGTTGCCCCCCATGTGTTTTCGCTGCCGCCCACGGTAGGTTTGGTTATGCTAATCGTCATTTAATCGCCTCGCGCTTTTTTGCACTATATATCATTTTGCCAGCAAACACTATGCCGCCTCCTGCTCTGTCCAAGCCGGAGCCGTAGACCCCTGCTCAGTCCACGTTTCCGCGCCGACCGCTTGCTCCGTCCACGTTTCTGGCCCTACCGGCTCGACCTGCCACTTAAATCGCGCTGGACCGACAATCGGAGCGCCAGCCGTGATCTCTGCGCCCAGAAGCACATGGTTTGCGGTAGCCGTGCTGTCGCCAACAGTCGGAGCGCCAGCCGTGATTTCTGCTGGGATAAGCAAGTGAATGCTGGTAAGCGTTGACTGGTCAATCGTTGGAGCGCCCGCAGCTATTCCATCTGCCGTTAAAGCATTGTTTTGCGCAACGACTGGAACGCCTATGACTGGGCTTCCCGTAACGATGTCTACCGGCGCAAGCGCATAATCCTGTACAAGTGCAGCCGTCGCAACGGTTGGAACGCCAGACGTAATATTGCTGGCGGTAAGCGCAAAGTTTTCAACTCCACTGTCTGCCAGCGGCGCAGATGCTAATGGGCTGAATCCAAGCATTGTTTAATCCTTACGGCTTAGTGGGCCAAGTTACGCTATAAGGAAAGCCTGCCTGTGATGTAACGTCACGCAAGGATTGCCTATATGTGGCCCATATTGCTTTATCTACTGGTGCATCAGGTAGCTGCGTCCAATCGCACTCCTGTAGTAATTCGTCTCTTTGGTATCTTATGTTGCTCTCTGCCGTATCTTCAGGCTTATTAACTATAGACCACCTTCTAAACCATGCATCAGAGCTATCTTGATAAAAGTCACCTTCTTCTAAGTACTGCACGTTCTTATCAAAAGAAGGCTTAGTATCTTTGCTGTAGCTATACACATTATATGAAGCTAGAAGCTCACTAGATATAACTTCTGGAAAAGAAACATTAGAGTTGTCTTCCCGTAGCCTTTGCACAGAATATTCACTAGCTACATTGTCTGTTACCTTTAAGTACATTTTATTCCCTCTAACTCGTTCCTAATTCATTTAATGTACCAGAAAAACCCTTACTTATAATCCAAACCTTAGTAAAATCAGGTTTAAAAACTATGTTTCCTACTCTACCAGCTTCAGCTGGGTTAAAACTAGCTACTGCTGATATTGTACTAAGATCATAAGGGGTAGACATACTTTTTTCGTATATATTTCTTCTGTTACTATACCAAAGTCTAGTACCATCACCATTCAAAGCTATGCCAGAAGGAAAATCGTCATCACCAGAGGCATCAAAAGTAGCTGTATGACTTGCAGTGCTAAGATCAAAACCAGTAGATAGTGTCCAGCTTTCTATTGTATCTGATGAAGAACCACAGGTAAAAAGTTTAGTTCCATTAGCGCTAAGGAATGCAGCCTGATTTGCTGTAGAATAAGTAGAGGTACTTAAAGTTTGAGTAGCACTGCCAAAGGTAGATACATCCCAAGATGTAGAAAGACTATGCTTGCTAATTAAGTCATGCTCTATTCTGAATATAGTATTACCATCTGAAGTTATTAAAAAGGTTTGCATTCCATCGCTTAGATCTGCAAACTCTCCGCTTACATAGCTGTGTGTACTTATATCCCAAGCAGTGCTACAGGTATAGGTATATGTCCAACCTGTATCACCCCCACTTGTACCCCTATCATTAATTAACCAAAACTTAGTTCCGTCAGGTTTCCAAACAAGACCATTTGCTTGCCAATCAATTTCAGTAGTATCTATTTGCTGATTTTCTGTCCAATTAGCCATAGCTATTGGCAGGTCAGACCCAGAAGCAGGATTATTTAGTAACTTACGTGACAGCAGCATTAAGAGCCATCTCCAACTAAAGCCCCATATAAAGTCGTTGAGACTTTCCAAAGAACTATAACAGTGTAGCCACTTGTAGCTAAGGTTGGGGCAGAGCCACCGTTATTTACCCAAGTCATGGTAGGCCAAGTGACAGTATAGCCAGCGCCATCATCAATCATAAGCGTCATAGATTGACCCGCAGAAAAACTCTCAGTGTAAGTTGTGTTTCCGCTTAATGTGTGTGTGCGAATAGTACCTTCTTGCGGCTCTAAGACATCACTTGTGCCACTTAATGCAGTAACAGTTTCAGTAACTTCATGGTCAAGCTTTAGACCACTCTTCATAGTTACTACGCCACTGGTTCCAGCTTCTAAAGTAATACCAGATATTAAAGTTGTACCACCCTGCCCAATATCTATGGTGCTGCTAGATGTCCACTTTAAAACGTTTCTTAGATAGTTATTGGCTGCGTCTTGGCCTAATATCTGGTTACCGCTATCCAAAACAAGTCCAGCAGTAGTGCTTGTATTAGCACCAGACACAAATGTACCACCTGTTGCATGTAAAAGAGGGGCTTCCACATTAACGGCAGATGTTAAAGCGCTGTCAGTAACCTCTAGTCTTTCTGTGCCACCGGTAACAACTCTCCACTCGTTAGCGTTGTGGAATTGCATATAGGTATCAGTGTCACCATTATGTATGATCTGATCACCAACAACTATATCATTTGAAAATGTAATGGTATTTGATGTACTATCGTCAGCATCACTGCGTAGGAAGCTACTGGCCTCTATCCCGTCAACAGTGTCTGCATCTAGGCCAGAGCCAGAACCATCATTGCCAGAGTGCCATACCTTATACCAAGAGGTCCATGTGTCTGTGCCGGTGTTAGACCTAAAGTGCATCTGGTTGGTTTGCGTGGTCATACCAATGGATATTTGAGACCCGTAACTAGTACCATCACCTGTGCCACCACGGTGTCGGTTGTTGTAGATAGTCTGCCACCCAGTAAACGGACCATTAGAAGTAACTTGAGAGGATGTTAGACGTGATGCTGTTTCCCAGTAGGAATTATTGAGGTCTCCATTACCAGCATCCCCAGATTGGGTTATTCCAGACAGTTGAACACCATCAACTGTGTCAGCATCTAAGCCACTGCCAGAGCCGTCTACTGTTTTAATGGCTGTAAGTATTTCAGCAGCGGTTTGGTCTGCTGTAGCGCCACTCTCAATGCCATCTAGCTTTGTGCCGTCTGCTGCAACATCTCTGCCATCTACAGTACCAGTAACACTTAAATTGCCATTTACATTTGCGCCTGCTGTCTGAACAGTAAATGAATTTGTACCATTTGCGTAAAGCTGCAACGTAGAGTTTTCATTATAATTCAGTATCCATTCACCGTTTTCGTCATCATACAAACCAAAGTCAGTTTGATTTCCCATCAAAGACCACTTGGATGTTGTAGTTGGCTCTATTTGAATACCACGCCAAGTACCAAGCGCTGTATCTAGTGACAGCAATCCAGATCTATCAGTGCTATCTTGCAGTGTGTGACCGTCAACGGTTAGTGCAGCAAAAGTAGGGCTGTTTGTTGTGGCTACACCTTGATTAAGAGCTTTGACAGAAGCTATGTCTGTTAATTCACTGTCCATTAAAGCGCCAGCAGCCGTAACATTAGTAGTGTCAGTTACATCTGCACTAGCTTCAATACCATTTAGTTTAGTGTGATCTGCATCAGTAAATACGTTACTGTCTGTAGCAGACTCAACCAAAGCTCTTATTTCAGAAGCAGTCTGGTCTGCTGTCGCATTGGCTTCTATACCGTCTAGCTTAGTTCCATCAGTAGCAACATCTCTGCCATCAAAGGTGCTGTTGGTGGTAATAGCACCAGTCATAGCACCACCAGATTTAGGCAGTGCATTATCTGCGGTTGTTCCTTGTGCCGCTGTAGCATAATCAGAGCTATCAAAAGCCTTAACCTGAGCAAGATTAGTAACCTCGCTGTCCATAAGTGCGCCAGCAGCAGTTACATTTGTTGCATCAGTTACATCTGCGGAAGCTTCAATACCATTTAGTTTAGTGTGGTCTGCGTCAGTAAATACGTTACTGTCTGTAGCTGCTTCTACCGCCGCTCTGATCTCAGCATTAGTTTGATCGCCAGTTGCGCCAGCCTCTATACCATCCAGCTTGCTGTGATCTGCATCAGTAAATACGTTACTGTCTGTAGCAGCCTCAACTGCTGCTCTAATTTCAGCATTGGTTTGATCGCCAGTTGCACCGCTTTCTATACCATCCAGCTTTGTCTTGTCGCTAGATGACATTAGACCATTTGCAGAGGTGGTTGCCACATCGTCTAATGCAACTGTACCTGTTGCATCAGGCAATGTAATTGTGCGGTCAGCGGTGGGGTCTGTAACGTCTAAAACTGTTTCAAAATCATTAGCTGTTGAGCCTTCAAAAACCAGTTTGGTATTATTAATTAAATATAAATCTTTTGATACTTCTACATAATCAGTAGATCCTTCAACC